ATTCTATCTGAAACCAAAGAAAGAAGAAACATCATTTCTTTGGCCAGATATTTGGGTTACAAAGTAAAACCGGCTAGAGCGTCTGCGGGAAAAGTAGATGTGTATCAACTTATACCACCAAAAGAAGAAAATGGAGAATATTCTCCAAATTATGATTATGCTCTTAATATTAGAGAGAACATGCAAGTGTCAAACAATGCTGGATCGACGTTTTTGACCTCAGAACCTGTTAACTTTTCTGTTGACACAGATTCTTCTCCATTAGAAATATCCGTTTATTCAAGAGGAACATCAAACATCCCAACTTTCTTTTTGTTGAAAAAAACTGTTAACATAAGATCGGGTAAAATAATAAAAAAGAATTTTTCGGTGGGTGGTAAACAATCATTTTTAAGATTGACATTAGACGAAGATAATGTATTGGAAATCATCAGCGTGACAGATTCTGACAACAATAAATGGTATGAGGTAGACTATTTAGCACAAGATGTGGTGTTGTCTGGGGTTCCAAATGATGATAATATAGAAGGACATTTGGCTCAATATAAAGACACCGTTCCATATATCCTCAAATATTTGAGAACGTCTAAACGATTTACTACCAACGTTAATGAAAATAATAAAACATACTTGGAATTTGGCGCTGGTTCTACGGAAGTATCAGATCAGTTAGTCAATATCAGTTCTCAAAAAGTGGGCGTAGGATTATCTAACTTTAATAGTTTAAATATTCCTCTTGATCCATCCAATTTTTTGAATAATGATTCTTATGGATTGTCTCCAGCCAATACTATTATAACCGTCACGTATTCCATAGGTGGCGGATATGAAGCCAATTCTCCGTCAAACGGAATTACCAACACCGATTCCTATGAAATGGAAAATTCCACCGAAGGAATGACGCCGGATGAAATAAACTTGTTAAATACAGTTCGTTCTTCGTTACGAGTTAACAACGAAGAAGCTACCACCGGTGGCAAAGGAGAAGAAACAAACGAAGAAATAAAACAAAATGCGGTAGCGCTGTTTGCCGCTCAAAATAGATCTGTAACTAGAGACGATTATTTAATGAGATTATATTCACTTCCAGCAAAATATGGAACGATTGCTAAAGCGCATATAACCACTAATAACTCGTTGGAAGTTGGTGAAAAACAGATTTTGGTTGGTACTGTGTCGGGAAGTTTAGCTACCGTAGATAAAACTAATGTAGAAGAATATCTTAGAAAAATTGTTTATGATAGAAGTAACCCATTTGCTATCAACGCTTATATTTTAACATACGATTCCAATAAGAATCTGATTGTATCAAATACTGCTCTAATCAATAATTTATTAAATTATATGAAACAGTATAGAATATTGACCGATAGCATTAACTTTATCGATGGATATGTGATTAATATTGGTGTAGAGTTTTCTATTAAAGTTTATAAAGGATATAATAAAAAAGAAATTTTGACAAATGTTCTCGATACCGTCAAAGGATTTTTTAATATCGATCAGTGGGAAATGAATCAACCAATCAATTTAAGCCAACTTAGGTTGGAAATAGCAAATGTAGAAGGAGTTCAATCCATTGTATCGCTAACTGTAAAAAACAAAACGCCTCTTACTACTGGTGGTCAAAATTATTCGTCAGTAGAATATGATATTGAGGCGGCTTCTAAAGATGATATAATTTATCCATCTTTGGACCCGTGTATATTCGAAGTAAAATATCCTGATAGCGATATAAAAGGAACTGTGTTGTAAGAAAGACTTATGCATCATTTTATTTATTCAGATAAAGATACCTACCTCACCAATCAAACATATTTACCAAACAAAAATTTTGGGTTGGATGAGATATTGAGAGTGGGCACTTCGACGGTTACTACGAAAGTGACCTCACCAACTAAGACACAAACTTACAACGGAGGATTAGTTCAAAACACATATTTATATAGGTTCACCGGGTCTGTCTCATCTGCTTCTTTTTGTGGAACCGTAGATTATGCGTCGGGAAGTATAATCGGAAGTGCAATCACTACGTCATTTCAAGCTGAATATTTTTCTGGAAGTTTATCGGGAACATTTGTTGGATGGATGATGCCAGGAGCTATATCCGTAAATTCGTCTTCTGAAACGTATTCAGGAAGTTTGATCAATTTCAGTGGAAGCGTTTCATCTAGCAATTATATTAACGGGTTTGTTTCAGGAAATTTGATTACATATTATTCGGCAAGCAGCGATACAAACACCGTATTTTCCATGTTTTCAACCTATAACGGAATATTAAGTGGATCAACGGGAACAATGTTATATGGATATTTGACCGGAGATGATGTAACTAACGTTCAAAACATACAACTACAAACTAAGAAGTTTATGGAAAGATCGTTGTTATACTTCGATTTAGCAGAAATATCAAAATCCATAGTAGATGGCAGCATAACCGCCCCACAATTCACGCTTCGTCTTAGAGTTTCAAGAGAAGAAAATCTTCCGGTAACGTTTAGTTTATACGCCTTCCCTGTTAGTCAAAGTTGGGAAATGGGTGACGGATATCTATCAGACGGAAATGGATCGTTAAAAGGTGCCAGTTGGAACTTTAAAAATTACTATTCTGGAAGTTCGTGGTATCCGTATACTGATACATTAGCTTTATCACCTATTAACTTCGTATCTAATCCGGACTCAGCTACTGAATCGTTCGCTCGCGGTGGCGGAACGTGGCATACATCTTCAGCATATATTTGTAGCCAATCGTTTGATTACGAATCCTCGGATATATCGATGAGCGTTAACAGAATTGTGTTGCCGTGGTTAAGTGGAACAATTCCAAATGAAGGATTTATACTCGTCACATCAGATGAGTTTACTTACACGGGATCGCAAATGAGTCTGTTGTATTTTAGCCACGATTCCAATACAATTTATCAACCATATTTAGATACTGCTTGGAATGACAGTAGTTGGGTGACAGGTAGTATTACAACTTCTAGCGTTGTGATTTCGATTCGTCCTGCTGGAGTTAGTGGAAGTTTGATTAGTGGTTCGTCAATCACCGGCAGTAGCGTCAGCGGAAGTTTTACAGGCCAAGGTGAAATACATTATGATACTAATACATCGGCAAGTGGGTTTGTTTATCTTCAAGGATCAGGCGGGACGATTAACGGAGTTACTATATTAGGAGATATAACGGGGTCAAAAATAAGTTCTACGTTGATGGCTACTTTAATTAACGGAGATTTTAGTGCCAGTGTAATAACAGCTAGTATAGATGCGTTAAACTATTTACTTACCGCGGGAACTATTACTGGTTCTTGGAGTGGAGCACATCTGATGAGTAGTTCGATCAGTCAAAGCATCGGAACAGGATTTAACTCCCGTGTATTCGTAGACATTTCAGGAAGTTATATCACCGGCAAAGCATTGGGAGTCTATACATCTAACGTAAATCTTCCAACCGGAAGCGGAACTTTTAACGGCGTATTTGTTAATGGGGTTTACGCTGGAGCGTCGGTGTTTGCCACATTTAGTGGAAGCGCTTTAACATCGTCATATTCTTATACATCAAGCGTCGAATATGAGAACAATTCTTTGGACCCTCTACAAACTAACAAACCGTTTGCGGTGGTTGTTCAAAACATTCCATCAAAAATTAGTGGTGATAATATAGTTCGTATTAACGTGTTTGGCAGAGAAGAATTCCCACTTAAGAATTTTACAAGAGCGACCCAACTTACACAATATTTGACGCCTAAGTATTTACCATTAACATCATTTTATGCTATTAAGGATAATGAAACGGAATATATGATATTACCGTTTGATGCTTACACAAACTTAAGCTGCGATGTAAACGGGAATTATTTTTTGTTAGATGCTACAGGGATTCCACAAGAAAGGTATTACCGATTGTTAATTAAGGTAGAACAAAGTGGGTCTACATATACATTCGATAATAATAATGTATTCAAAATTATAAGATAATTATGGATTTTACAAAAAATGTTGACGAGTTTAATTCAAGGGGGACATACAATTACCAATTTGATGAAGTTGGAAATTTGTTGTTGAATCCTTCGTCGTCAGTATTTGAACAGCAGTATTTTTCTATTCCCTTAATGCGATCCAAATATAATGATGCTAAAATTAATTCGTTTTATGACACAAATTTTACAGAATTTATAAAATCGCCTACAACAGGATCAGATAGTGAAGAAACAATAGCATTAAAAGACGAATTGAATAGAATAGAAAAGGAAAACGCCGAATTTAAGAAACAGTTGGATGTTATTATAGCTAAAGATGAACAAGGATCGGTTGAGGCTCAGAGGGATGCTATTAGGAATATTATTTTAGAGTTACGAATTAAACTGAAACAGGGAGAAACGTTGGATGATTTTGAAGTTGACTTTCCATATTTTCCAAACGCGAGTCAGGAAAATAATTTGATATAATATGTCATTACCATTTTCACATTTAGTTCCTTATACGGGAAGTTTGAGTGCCGTCTCAGTATTGAGCGAAACAGACGCCAACTTATTTTCTACGGGGTCGTTGAGAGACATATGGTATGGTATCTCTGATGATGATTATATAGAACTTTCTGTGTTCAGTTCAGATACCGAAGATCAGATAGCATTCAAGTGTTTTAATCAAGAAAAAAACTTTAAGACAGTCACGTTAACGTTTTTGGATAATAAAGACAGCCCCATTACATACACGTATGACGAATTACAAACTGATTTTGACATATACAAATCCGAAAAAATACTAACACATACCGTAGAACAATTGTATGAAGCTGGTATATACTCTGGTGAATATAAAGTTTCTTATAATTTTGTAAGGTTGATGGCTGGTAATCAAAATAGCCCGCTTACTATTAAAGATATTTCACCGTCTAGAAAAGAGATCAAACTTGTTCCATCTGAACGAACCGACAATAATTTTACAGCGTTTTGTTTGAAGAAATTTCATTTAAGAGATGTTATACCGGTTGT